AGTTCATTATTTATGGATTCGCCGGGCTTATTTTCTTCCGATCGTTCCTCTTTATTTTCAGAGCCAGACTCGGAAGGTTTATTTTCTTCCATATACGATTCTTATTTTATTCTTCCTTTGATATTTAATCGTTCCTCTTGCGAGTCAATCAAATACCAACTGAAACCAAACAAGATATAAGTAAATTATTTTTGAAAATTTATAAGTGTTTTATTAGTTTTTTACGTTCGTGCCATTTCTCAGACCCCTTTTTACCTTTCTTTATGGACGCATAGAATACGCTTTTTCCTTTTTCTCGACCATATTCTTTCATCATTGAGCTCATAACCTCTTTCCCGGATTTTGTAAGTGGCATATTTTTTTATTTAATTGTAGATAAAATTTCCCGACCCTGATCCAAAATACTTTGCTGATCCTCCAAGGGCAAATTTTTTATTTGCGGGTTGGATAATAGTTCATTCATCCTCTGCATATTAACGTTTTGCGGACTACCCTCTTGCTGTATCATCTGTATCGCTTCCGGCGATAGCTTACCGGACGCAATCAACCAAGTATAAAGATTTTTTACTCTCTCATCCTCATTTCCGTAACCTAATTCTTCAAATAACGTCTTAGGATCAATCATTCCGAATTGCGCCAAGGTTAAAGCATTTTCAGCCCTTGATTTGTCATCCGTGGGAAGCGTTGAACCTTTTTTGACCATTATCAGAAGCTCTCTTGGGATAGACAATGGATCAACTGTAATTTTCCTATTTTCATCTTCAAATGTTATCGGTTCTGTACCATAAACCAAGAAAAGTTGAAAAAAGGCATTATAAAGCTCTTCAGATACTTGTTCTATGTTATTCACTATCAAATCCTGTCTGCCATAATCAGCGCTTTGCAGAAGTTGTCTACCCCCCAATGTTTCCTGCTGCGCCCGTTCTCCTCTTGTCGTTGAATGAATGCCGATTATATTGTCTATCTCCGCAAGCAAATGAGCTAAATTATTAAACATTGAAGCATCCGGCCGGCCAAGCTTCATATCTAATCCGTCTAACGAACCATCAATTCCAATGGCCATATCGCCAGTTTCGTCAACCAAATGCTGGGCTTTTTCTTCTTTTAACTTGCTTGTATCATAAGTCCATACTCTTTTTTGCCCGTCGGTTAAATCAGATATTTGCCGCTCGATTCGTGAAATATCTCTCTGAATCGGAATACACTGTTCAATCAAAGAGGTATCATCATACAAGCTGTTGTTGTCCGTATTTTTAAAAACATTAAAGAAAATAAATGGAAATTTTGGGACATTAAAAGATAAAAGATTGTTCCCATTTTTATCAAAATTAGGATTTTCCATCTTCTCTAAAAAAATGCTTTTTGAGGGAATTATCCACGCGCACCATTTGCCATACTCAAACCAAACCTCCCAATATTTTTCTTTGCCCTTAAGATCAGGATAATGTTCTTTCAATTTTCCTTTCGGATATTTTTCATTCAAGATATCCACATCTTCCTCAATCTCCTCAACTACAAATTCGCAATTTGTGGGAGATGTGGCAGTTCTGTCAAAAAATATCTTTTTAGGATTTATCACTTCACAGTCAAATCTTTTTAATTTCACATCCCAGAAATATTTAATGACGCCTACGTAATACGAATACCAGTTGCGCGCCATTCTTTGCAGTTTTTGTTTTAACTTCAAATGAACTTCATAAGACATTTGAAGAAGTTCGGCATAATTCTCGCGTAGAGTATTATTAACATTCAGAATAACGGGTTCAGGCGTATTGGCAGTTAAAATAGGAATTGAAGTTTCCACATCCGTGAATATCCTGTTATTCACTACCTTTGATTTATTAGGATTTATTTGCGACAAATCCTCATCCGTCCCTCTCTGCCAAAAAGTATAATTATTATCGCCCCGCTTCATTACGGACTGAAAAAGCGACAACGCGTCGGTCTGAGCTTTTTTAATTTCTTTTACCAATTCTTTATCTTCCAAATCAGCTTTTAATTTATATGTTTTTGCTTCTGCCATATAAAAACTTCCTTTTTACGGGAAGTTTAGTGTGCTTCTGACAAATCCCAGCTACAAGAAATGTCAGGAAGCAGGCCATACTTCCCGAAAGTGTAGCTGTGATTTTCAAAACTATTTTTTTAACCTATTTTTTAATTCTATCGCTTTACCCAAAAGTTCTTCCAAATTTTTAGAATAATCCATCACGTAACGAGCATCAGAGAAGGCAAATGGCGATTTTATATAAACCCTGGCAAAACCCTTATCAAAAACTATCTTATCAAGCGAATCCCCCAAAAGCATAATTTTCTCCATCATATAAGTTTGTTGCCTTTTGGTTTTAGTAAATCGGTTATCACGGGAGCTCTGTTGTCCGCCGCCGGCGCTGCGTTTGTCTCCGTTATCATTCCACTTCTCCACGACTTTATTTCTCCAGCGTGGGTGTTTTTATAGCGATAATAGCAAACAGCCAGAGTTCTCAGCGCATCTGCTCCGTGCGACGCCCAATTATGATATGGAACATTTTTAAACTCCTGTCTTTTCTCGTCGTATTCTTTTTTGTAATTCTTAATCGCCCTTATTCCCTCTTCGCATCTTTCCTTATCTATCCAAAATTTATTGAAAATTCTCCTAACCGCGTCAATGCCATCGTCTATCGGCAATCTTGGCGCGATTCTAATGGGTTTAAATCCGCATTTTTCCACTGCCTGCTTTCGGGATATTCCACTCGTCATTTCCCTAACCTCTGCGTCGTGAGGCATAAAATGTTCGCCCCAGACATAATTCTTTTTTTGAAGTTCGCGGATATAATAAATCATTCCTTCGCCCTCACCTTCCAAATAATCAATCAGTCTAATCTCTTTATTAACAAACTGCACGCACCAAATCGCCATAGAATCGCCAATGCCTAAGTCCCAAAATGTGTCAGTCGGCACGGCTTCTATCGGTACGTTGCAGATCCTATTTTCTTTTAAAGCCAAATCATATTCCTTACGATAATATGCGCCCTCCACCAGCGGTTCCGTCCAATCACCCTCTCGCCATTGCCGGCGAAGTGTGTCATCCGTAATGCTTACCAAATTTGCCAGATAATTATTATTCTGAAAAAGATACGTATTGTCCTCAAGTTTTGAAGGAAGAAAAACACGCGTAACTTTTACTTTTTTTTCTGTTATCTTGTCAAAAAATTCTTTTTCGGTTCTTACGAGTTCTGTTGGTTTGTCAGGAATTGAAAATCTTTTCTTTACCCAATCAGCCCCATCTCCATCGGGATTTGTCGTTGCAAATATTTGCGGCTTTAATTCTGTTATCGTGCTTCTGTTAGATGCTTTTAATTTTTCAAAATCCTTTTCTCTTGGAATCTGAGACAGTTCCTCAATCAGCATTTTTTGATATTCGTGTCCCTGATATTTACCGTAAGCATTTTCATCTTTCAGGTGTCCAGTCCTTATCTTTGCGCCGGAGGGAAATTTTATCTCAACTGGATTTCCCGAAAATATAGCGCGAGTCGGCAGATATAAATGCCTTGCCCTATCAATCCAGTCTCGCAAATCATCGGCGTTTCTTCTTATTACCAGCCCTCTATATTTCGGATGCTGCAAATACCTTGGTTCGATCATCCAGACAATTCCCGCATCGGTTTTTCCCCCGCCGCGCGCGCCGCCAAATAAAATTTCATCTTCATTCCTGATAAGTATTACTTCCTGTTTCGGTTGAGGCTTCCAGTGAATCTTCTGATTCCTTTGGCTCTTCGCTGTCATCATAATTTTTTTGCGGAAACAAAATAACTCCTACTGGCCCCCCACCCGGGCCCGCAAGTTCAGTTACTTGGGGAACTCTCTTTACGTAGGCCGCGTGTAATTTTTCTGCCGCCCATTTTTTTTCCGCCGGATTTTTGCTTTTTAATGCCTTATCTATTATAGCAAAAAATTTATCCATTCTTTCCAAATAAGCATTCAGTACTATTTTTTCTTCATCAAGTTTTCTTCTTCCCCCGGCGCCAAAGCATTGATGCCCAAGTTGAAACGGCATAATTTTTCTTATTTTTTTTTATGTAAATTTAACCCTTTTAGTAAACCTTCTTATAAAACTCATCTTTTTCTCTCTTTTTTAAAATCAATTTTTTTTCGTTTTCTTCTTTCCATTTTTCGTACGCCCAATAGATTGATTGATTTTTTTTCATTTGTTCAATAAACCACGCGCCGTTTTCTTTTATATCAGTTTTAACTTTTTTGCTTTCTCTGAAATACGGATCATTCTTTTGATTTATTCTCGTATATCTGACAAGCATTGCTCCGCACCGTGGACAATGTTTTCTTGCCACTGGCTGTTCTTCAATTTCTCTCTCTTCCGCCCATTGATTTTCAAAGTCTTTTTCGCAGTATCTGCACCAAAAATCCATTTTAATTCTTCCGAGATATTTCATTTAAAACCTTTTCGTTTAATTTATGATTTTCACTTTTTGGTTTTTGCCAAGTATGAATCTTTGCTTTATCAAAATTTAACATTTGTTTTATCTTAGGAATTGCTTGATTTATGGTCTTTTCCGCTCTATTCGGCAGATATAGGCGAATTGCTATTAAGAGAAGAATCGCTACCTGGATTATCTCTATCATAGTTTTTACGATTAAATACCGGCTTTGGAAGAATTCCTACCGGCAAATAAACAATTTCAGCGGCTAAATCAAGATTATACTTCTTTAGAATTTCCTGAATCTCCGGTAAGGCTTTCTTTACGTCTTCCTCTAACATCTTTTTTTGTTGATTTTCAGATAAAAATTTCATAAATTTATTCTCCACTCCGCCGTCCGTTATAAATACGCAGTTTGATTGTATCAATGATGGGCTTAGCTATGATCTTTTAGCCAATAGCTCCTTACAAAGCAATCCGCTAAATGAACGATAAATCATAGAAATTCTTTACGGAGCAGAGAAAATCTTTCTTGCAACAAAAAACACGCTTAAAATCAGCGTATTCGCTTTTTCAGACCTTCAAGCATTAAGGCCCTCCTCATAGTTATCTCTTTTTATTTTACAAAAACAATAATTCTTTATTCAGCTCAACCTGTAGCGGATTGCATTTCAATTTGTCCAATTACATTATACCAAAAATCAACTATCTTGTCAAATTCTTTTCGCACTTGCCGCAAATCTCAACATCGTACCATCCAAGGTATCTATTTTTTCCTTTTATAGGGTGCTTAGAATAATTTGTTCTTTTAAAAAATACCTCTTTGCATTGTACGCAAATTTTAGAAGGAACGCCTCCTGAAAGTTCAAGCTCTGTATATTCTGGCATATACAATTATTTTACATTTTAAAACTTATTAAGTCAATAATAAAAATGCCAATAATCCAAGCGTCGCAAAATCATCTCCCTGGTTATATTACTATATAAGTCCAGGAAGTTCAGGAAGATACCATTTTTTAGTTAAATTTAGCGACGTTATCTCCCTGGAAGGATTTCTACGAAAATGCCTGCATTTCACTGCCGAACCAAGGGTTCGGGCAGTAGAAATGCAAGATGCATTAGTCCCCAGGGAGATAACTTGCCTTTTTTTGCTAAATTTACATATTTTATCTATCTTACTGACCCATCCAGGGAGATACAGGGAGATAAATTAGCATTTTGTAAAATCGGTTATATCAACATATTTTGAGACGATTGTTTTTGAACAAATGTGCGAAACCTCCATTACATTACGGTAAACATCAGATATGCCAAAACGTTAAGTAGTTGAGTAAAAATCGCTCACCATTGAGTCAACAACGTAAGAGGCCTGTGGATAACTTTATCTTGTCATCCCTGCATATCTTGGTAAAACAGGGATAACACCGCTAAATTTAGCTAAAAAATTAAATTTATCTTGGCGAGAGGAAACTTCTTGTCGTTTTTGGGCAAAAAACACTAAAGTTTTTTGCCAAAAACGAGTTTGTAGTGAAACAGGGATAACACCGCTAAAATTAGCTAAAAAGTGGTTATCTTTTCATCTTTTCATCCCTTTAGTATAGAAAAGATGAAAAGATAAATTTTTTGGAGTCGTTTTTTATAGTTTTTTAGAGTTTAAAAGTTATCCACAGTTTTTCTTTTTTGCCGATTTATAAAAAACAAAATTAGCTAATTTTATCTTTTGACAGACAATAAAAAAATATCCATAATATACTTATGGGTGCAGATTATTTATACCCAAACAGGAATTAGAAGCTAAGCGCTTAACTTCTGCTTCAATAGCAGAATCGCCGGAAAATCTGCACCCCAGAGCCGGCGATTTTTGTAAAAACAAAGTTTGTCTTGTTTTTATGGAAATATACTTTTCTCTTGCCGATCACAATAATGAAAAAATTTCAAGCGGATTTTCTCCGATGAAATGTGAATTCAATGAATTTCATACTTTTATAACGCAAAATAGAGGATATAGCCCTAATACCTTCAAAGATGGCAAAAGAAGCGAAATAAACTCATTAAACACGATAAACGCTGTTTTTTATG